CGGCATGGTGAAATGTTCCAGCCTGGAAGCACATGTCGGCGGTGGCGACGGTGCACGTTCGTTCATGGAAAGGGCAGCCGATAACATCTTTCGGTTGCGAAAGATGGACGCGGCGATCGGGGCAGAGCCGGTGCTGGCGTCGCGCGCGACCCGGTTGCGCCATCGCCCCGCGACCGTCCGGTCGGACGTTCTGGTGCATTGGGTTCTGGTGAAGCAGAAACCACTAAGCGCGCTTCTGGCGCGGCGCGGGTGGGCTGTGCAGTCGCGATACCTTGCGAAGACCAAGGCGGGCCTAGCGCGCGCCCTGGACCGCATGCACGGCCTCTGACGCTAAATGTGTTGACAGGGGTGACAGTCGCCCCTATCACTTGTGTCACGATCTACAGATGCGCCCGGCGGGACCAAGTCCCGGACCGGGCGTTTGTGTTTCGGTATCTCTCAATCAGGTGGGTGCAATGGACGGTGTACACTTCAGAGTGGACCTGGCACCGTTCCGGCGCAGCATGTCTGCGATTGCGCGCAGGCAAGTCCCGTTCGCCTTGTCGCAAGCGCTGAATGATACGGCAAAGGATGTGACCGAGGCTTGGGGGCTGGAGGTCGAACAGAAGCTGGACCGGCCAACGCCTTTCACCAAGAAGGGCACCTATGTGCGCCGGGCGACCAAGGCACGGCCCGTGGCCGAGGTTGGGTACAAACCGATACAGGCGGCGTATCTGCGCAAGCAGTACGAGGGCGGCACCCGGCGTCCAAAGCGGCGGGCGATCCTTGTGCCCGAAGCGCAGCGGCTGAACAAGTACGGCAACATGCCCAAAGGCGCGGTGGCCAAGGTGTTGGCGCGGTCCGATACGTTTGTTGCGTCGCGGAAAAAGAGACGAACCGCGCACCTGAAGCCCGGTGTCTACAAGCGGGCGCGGCGAAGGGCAGGTCGGTCGGGTGGAGCAAATGCGCCGCAGCTGCTGATCGCCTTCGCGAATTCCGCGCGATATCGAAAGCGGCTGCGGCTGCGGCATGAGGCGAAGCGAACAGTTCAGGTGAAGTTCCGACCGCACTTTTATCGCCGGTTCCGCGCCGCGATGGCGACGGCGAGATAGCAAATATGTTTTGGGTCCTTCCCGGCCACTTCCACACACGGGTAATTCGCACCCCGTTTTGTGTGCGTTTTTGGCGGCGGGCGCACTGGGAAAAAGGGTTGTTGTTGAGGTTGTCATGACTGTGGAAGCGCTAGAAGATATCGCAGATGTTGCTGTGTCGGGTCCGCTGTCGGATCTGTTGGCCGCGCATCCGCTTCCTGCTGGTGTGCCTGACGCCGACATGAACCAAGGCGGGATCGCCGCCGCATTGAATGTCACGACGAACACCGTCGGGAAGTTTGTTGCGCGTTCAGTTGTCGCAGAAGACTGGTCAAATGAGGAAGATTTTCCGGTCATCGAACATGGTGGCATGGGTAAACCCTATGTCATCCGGCTGTCACATGCTTATGCATGGCGTCAGCACCGGGCATCGCTAGAAATTGACCGGGACCGTCGCAGCCGAGATGCCATCATGGCAATGCAGGCGACATTCCTGGGTGTCGATCCAAGCGATGAAAAAATGATTCTGGATCCCGGCGAGCGGCGCAAGATGGCCGAGGCCGATATCGTCTTTCAAAAGGCGCGGATGCTGCGCCGCCAGTTGGTTGAATTGGATGAAATCACCGAGTTGTTGGAGAAAGTTTTTGCAATCATGCGTGACGGGATAGAGGGGATGCCCGATCGGCTGGAACGCGAACTGGGGCTGAAGCCCGAACAGGTTTCGCTGGTGGTGCGGCTGGGCGATGACATTCTGAATGGGGTAGCGCAACGGATCGAGGCAGCGGAACTGAAGAACGGGGACCTGACTGACGACGAAATTCCTGACCGGATCCTGATCTGAGACTTCGGGATGACTTTGCAAAACCACAGCTTTGAACCGCTGCCACCGCACAGCGATGTGCGGATCGCGTTAAAGCGGGCCTTGCCGTCGCTGCGACCAGCTGAGCGGATCGACGTGACCGAAGCTGCCGAGCGCGACATGATGGTCAAGGTGGGCGATCAGTGGCAACCGTTCCGGCGCGATGTGACGCCCTACATGGTTGAGCCGACAAACATGGCGACGTCGCGCAAGTATCGCGGGTTGGTTTTTTGCGGACCGTCGCAGTCCGGCAAAACACAGATGCTGATGTCGTTGATCGCCTATACGGCGTCCAGCAATCCAGGGCGGATCGCGCTTTTTCAGATGACGCGAGACGCGGCAGCAGAGTTTGAACGCAACAAGCTGTCGCCGATGATCCAGAACAGCCCGGTGTTGCGGGCACGTTTGGCCAAGGGTCGCGGCGCGGACCAGATGTATCAAAAGCTGTTCAGCGGCGGCACGCAGTTGACGCTGGATTGGCCAACAATCACGAAACTGAGTTCGGCAACAATACGCCTGGTGCTGGGCACTGACTATGATCATTTTCCCGAGTCCATTGATGGCGAGGGCGATGCCTACAGCCTGATGCGCGCGCGCGCCCGCACGTTCATGTCGCGCGGTATGGTTGTTGTGGAATCGAGCCCTGCCGCCCCGATCAAGGACGAAAGCTGGCGGGCTGAACATCCGCACGATTGCCCGCCTGTGAAATATGGTGTTCTGGCACTCTATCCCGGCGGCACCAGGGCGCGGTGGTATTGGGCATGCCCGCTGTGCGGCGCAGAATTCGAACCGACGTTCAAGAGACTGACCTATCCCGACGGCGTCGATCCGGTTGAAGCGGGTGAAGCGGCACAGATGCGGTGCCCGCACTGCAAGGATTCTTTTGGCCACCATCACAAGCGGGATCTGAATGGGTCCGGTCGGTGGCTGCATGTTGCGCGCGATGGCTCTCTGGTGCCGATCGATCACCCTGACGTCGTTCGAACGGACCTGCTGAGCTATTGGCTTGATGGTGCAGCGGCGGCGTTTGCCAGTTGGTCCGAGCTGGTGACGCAGTATCGCCAGGCCATCGACCGCTTCGAGGCAACCGGGGATGAAGAGGCTTTGAAGTCGGCGACAAACACCGGACAGGCGCAACCGTATCTGCCGCGCAGCGCGACATCGGAAAACGAAGTCACGTTGCAGGGTCTGAAGGACAAGGCACAGGGTGTCGATACGCCAAAGGGCGTGGCCCCGAGTTGGACGCGATACATCACCGTTTCTGCGGATACGCAGGGCAACCGATTTGACGTGGGTGTTACGGCGTGGGGGGAAAACGGGCGGCATCAGCCGATTGATCGCTTTGAACTTTCAACGCCGCCGGAGGATGCCCCGGATGCTGCTGATCGGACAGTGCGCCCCTTCGATATTGCAGAAGACTGGGCGGTTCTGGATCCGTTGTCGGATATGGCATGGCCCGTCGATGGGGCTGCCTTCGCCCTACGTCCGGTTGCCCTGGCAGTCGACATGCAGGGCGGGGGATCGACCACGGAAAACGCATATCGGTTTTATCGCCGCCGCCGCAAGGCCGGGCTCGGGCACCTTTGGTTTCTGACGCGTGGTCAGGGTGGCAGGCATTCGGATCGAGTTTGGATGCGCGCGCCAGAGCGGGTGAGTGGCGGTCGTCGGTCGCGCCGTCGTGTCGCGGGCGATATCAAGATTTTGCACATGGCGACCGACCGGCTGAAAGACGCGTGCGCGTCATCGCTTCGGCGAACCGAAGATGGCGAGAACCGCTGCATCATTCCGGAATGGATGCCCGAGAATTGTCTGATTGAATACACGGCTGAACGGCGTGGGGAAAAGGGGTGGGAAAAGCGCCCCGGCATGGTCCGAAACGAAAGCCTTGATCACCTGGTGCAGGCGCGCGCGCTGCATATCCAGTTGGGCGGCGAAAAGATCAACTGGGACAACCCGGCCAGTTGGGCAATCGGTGGCCCTGAAAATCAAAATGCGGTGCCGTTGGTCGGTGATGCGGTTGATGACGTATCCCCGCATGTGGTGAGCGCGCCCCGGCGGCTGTCCCGGCGTGTCCCGCGCCAATTGTTTTAACTCTGAGGGGGTCCCAGCGATGGCCTATACGCAAGACGATCTGGACAAACTGCAGGCGGCGATGGCGAAGGGTGCCACCAGCCTGAAGTTGAACGGCGAAGAGGTCGTGTTCCGCAGTTTGTCAGAAATGGAACGGATCGAAACGCGGATGAAGCAGGAATTGGGCCATGTTTCCTCGGGTCGGGTCACAACCATCAGCACAAGCACGGGCTGGAGATAGTCCCGGTGAGTGATTTTCCGCCACCTTCGCGAATTGCCCGTCTGATCAACAGCATGATTGCGCCACTGGCGCCTGGCTGGGCGCTGAATCGCGAACTTAGCGCAGCGCAGCATCGGGTTTTGCTTACCAACATGGGCGGGCACTATGATGGGGCGGGCCGAACGGCGCGCGGCAAGGATTTCAGGATCAATCGCACAGATGCTGTCGAGGCGATGCGCGCTGATCGCGACCGTCTGGGTTGGATCGGTCGCGATATGCTGCGCAACAATCCGCGCGTGGTCAAAATCCGCCGTCAGTTGGTCGGCAACGTTGTGGGGCCGGGAATTATTCCGTCGGTGCGATGGCTGGGCAAAGAAAACAGTGCCGCAAAGGCGACAGTTGAGCACCTGATTGCAGCGCATTGTCTGTCAACCGCGTTTGACGCCGACGGATTGCGCACGATTTTTGGGGCGCAAAGTCTGGGCTTCGGGTCGATCGTGACGGATGGAGAGATCCTTTTCCGCCGCCGGTATCGCAGTTCGAAAGACGGCTGGCCTTTGAACTTTCAGGTCCAGGCGTTGGAGGCGGATTTCCTGAACCGCAATGTCGATGGGGATTTGAAGAACGGAAATTACGCGATTCAGGGGATCGAATTCAACCGCATCGGACGCCGTGTCGCTTATCATCTTTACACCAGCCATCCGGGTGGTCGCGCTGGCGCGATGCCCGCGACGGTGCGGATCGATGCGCGTCATGTGATTCACGCGTTTGACCCACAGCGCGCGGGCCAGCAGCGCGGTGTCAGTTGGCTGGCTCCAGTTATCACGCTGTTGCATGAATTGCAGAAATACCAGGACGGACAGGTCAAGCGTCAGGAGGTTGCGGCGATGTTCGCGGGTGTTTTGCAAACCGAGCGCCCGAGTTCTGAGTTTGATGCCGACATGGGAACGCTTTCGCCCGGCGCGCTTTTGCATCTTGGTGAAGGTGAGGAAATGACCTGGACCAACCCGCCGTCTGTTGACGGTTACGAGGCGTTCATGAAGGTGACCGACCGCACGATCGCTGCGGGAATGGGTATCACATATGAAGCGCTGACCGGGGACTATAGCGGTGTCAATTATACCTCGGGACGGATGGGGCGGATGGATGTCGATCCTAATATCCGCGATTGGCAAAACAACCTGATGATCGCGCAAGTTTGCGCCCGTTTCGGGGACTGGATCCAAGAGGGAATCCGCGACGTTACTGACATCAAGAACACGGACTGGGAAATTGTATGGACGCCGCCAGTGCGCCCGGTTGTCGATCCGACCAAGGATTTCAAGGCGGCAGAAACCGCCATGAAATCAGGCCAGAAATCGCGGCGGCAAGTGATCCGAGAAAGCGGTGGTGATCCGTTCAAAGTTGAACAGGAAATCGAAGAAGAGCGCGCTTGGGCGCGTTCTTCGGGCGTCGTCCTTACCAGCGATGCAGGCGCTAGTGCGTCAAATTCGGGTGCCGCTGCAAAGGGCGACACCGGCAAAGGTGACAAAAAGGAAAGC